TAGATATATCGATCATTTCCATAGATCTCAAATCCATTAACATCATCGTAAGTTTTATAAAATTCTCTACAATCCCTAACAGTACCAGGATTTACTTCTTCTACAGACTGTCCACTTAATGTTCTATACTTAGAATCTTTTTTACTCTTTACAAATAGAGTGGGAAAAAACTCATCTCTATACTCATATCGTTTTCCATTATCAACTCCACGAACGAGGAATTGATTTCCAATTAATTGAACATTAGTGTAAAACCTTTGAGACATAAATAATATTAGATAAAAGAACTATTATGGGATGTATCTATTGTATTCAAAATTTAATAACTAATAAGAGATACATCGGACAAACTAAACAAAGGTTGTCAAAAAGAATATATCAGCACTGGTTGCAGGCAAAAAAAGGTGTTGATACTCCATTATATCACGCAATAAGAAAATACTCAAAACAAGATTTTAAAATATTTACACTTGAAGAGTGTAACATTTGTTTACTTGATGAGAAAGAGCAATATTGGATAGAACATTTTAATACCTTGAAGGAAGGTTATAATTGCAATAAAGGTGGGCAAGGAACTTTAGGTTTTAGACACTCCGAAGAAACTAAGATAAAAATGTCTTCGTATAGGAAAGGAAAAGTATCTTCACAAAAAGGAAAAAAAATGTCAGAAGAGCAAAAGAAAAAAATTTCCCTTTCTTTACAAAAAGCATATAGTGAAGGGAGACGAACAGATAGAACTTACGATGAAGTAAGGGGGGAAAATAATGCAAATTATAAAAACGGAAAATATACTGGATGGTATTCTCGTTATAAAAAGAAAAGCATTACTTAGTTAAGTCCTGATACTTTTCAATTAGTGTTGGAGTTGGATCTGCAAGAGTTAAAATTTTGTCAGAACTAATCATAAATTCATCATTTCTTGTTACATCCATCATCCATGATTCTAGCATGCCACCTTCCACTACAAGGAAAGGCTTAGTCAGTTTGCAATCTGGTTCTCCAGGAATTGATGCAGGAACTTCATCAATCTGACTGATCAGAATCTGATTGTTCTCCAGTAGAATCGCTTTGATTGTCTTTTCCATGTTCTATTACGTCTCTTGTGTACATTTCTTTTAGGTTGTCAACTGGTTCTACCATCGTAACTAACCAATCGGCAGGAATTGGAATCTCAGTGTCTTTTGTTAAAGGCATCCATGGATATAAAGTAATTTCAACTCCTGGTTTGCCTCCTTCCTGCATGTTTGGTTTTAGAAGTTTAACGACACATGGTTTGGTCATATAATAACCAATTACTCTATCACCTGAAGTCATTTCACTGATATCAGAAATAATATCTTCACCAGATTTGAGTAGTGCTAGTTTAATAGTCATAAATTTTAGTTTCCTTCATTTATTTTACCAATAAAAAAGAGGGGTGTCAACTGGATTGTGCCAGTTACCCCTCTGCGACGACGATATTTACAAGGTAGCCAAAACTATTTAGAACCAGACTTTCTTCTGATGATGTTCGGGTACAATTCTTCCCAGAACAATAGTTAACAACCCATCCTCAAATTCAACTGATCTAACTTCCGTATCCTCTGCCAGTGTCCAAGATCTGGTGAAAGATCGTTGAGCCATTCCTCTGTGGACATAAGTGGTTTCTGATTCGGTGTCCTCTTTTTGTCCTTCAACAAAAAGTTTTCCATCTTGTGTGTAGACATTTACTTCTTTCTTTTTAAATCCTGCTAGTGCTATTTCTAGTCTCGATTCTACGTTGCTGACCGTGACCAGATTAAATGGAGGATAGTTCTTTGTTGTTTCGTGGAGATTAAACAACCTATCGAAGTATTCATCCATTCCAATGCTATTCCTATTTATGCGTTCCATCAACGCAGGTAGGTCCGCAGCAGTATATCGTGCAAGGGTTCCCATGATTCGTAGCTCCTTTAAAAGCGAGTTTGTGTTTTGTGGACCCCGAAGGCATCCATACTTATTTATAACACGACAATAAAAAAAGAGGTATAGGGTTAACCATACCTCTTTATGTGGTGTTCCGACTTTTGTAGAGACCGCACGAAAAGAGTCTCATTCTTATTTATTAAGTTTCTTCTTGGGGTTTGGTCTTTTTTCCTATATTATATTTTTGTTCAAGAATCCATTCACCCTTATCCTTATAAGCCAAAACTTTAATTTGATTTAGAGGTGCAATATCAAGAACAGAATCTTCATTTACAATTGAGATAAGTCCCCAATCTGCTAGAAGACGAGCAATACGATTACGACGCTGAACATCATTAAGAGTGAGATTAGCGTGTTTACCATCCAAAGCGAAAAGTTCTTTGAAATGAACGATATAATATCTTCCTTGTTTATGAAGGATATGACATGATTGATAAAGTTTTTTTTCTTTTCTTGATGCAACACCAATCCTTGTCAACGTTTCTCTCACCTTCAAAAAATCATCAGGTTCATTGAGAAGCACTTCAACCATTTGGTCCTGAGACCATTGAACTGTAGGTTCCACAGTAGTCATTTCATTCCTCCAACATCAAGTCGTTGTTTAATAAAGTTAATCTGTTCATTTGTCAGAATTTTCAGAGCCTGAGATGCCTTCTCATTACTATAACCATAGTATTGTTTGACACATTCTAAATCCTGGACTTTATCCTTTCGGATCCAGGGAGAGAACCTCTTTCTTTTCCTCAAAGTATTTAGATAAAAAGAATATTGCATATCTTTATTTAAATTAGGATACTTGTTCATCTCGTTAGCGTACATGACACAATCAAGGTGCCCAGACAGACAACGATTAACGATATATGGAGGGTAAGAGCTAATGTTCTCACTTAAATTTTCCTTATTGAAATTGATTGAATTTAACCAGTCTTTTAATTCCATTATCTAATAATCTCCATATTCTCAGTAGTTCCCCAAATCTCAAGTTCAGTTCTTACTCGATGTTGTGATTGAAGTTTTTCATATCTCTTAGTTGCTTTCTTCTTCCACCATACAATTGCTTCTTCCATTGTATGTTCAAACTTACCTAGGTAATAACGTTTCTTTTCAGTTAAAGATTTTGCATGTTCTATACAATCATCAAATTCTTTTAGTTTTTCTTCATCCTGCAAAGAATTTCTAATAATAGATATCATCTTAACTTGAATCTTAAGTTTTTTAGACGACTTATCTGCAGAGATTAAACGCTCTCCACCATTACGTTCGTTGAACCACCAGAAAAATTCCCTAAAAACATCATCATGAAAGAGAGGTAAAAAGTTACTTTCAGTATCACCAATATGCCTCAAGAATGGTTTGAGTCCATCATACATAGACACACCCTTTGTTGTGCCATAAAGAGAAGTTGTCTCAAAATATTTGAGATCTATTTTGTACTTCTCATCAAACTGCTGCTTAAGTTCTTTAGAAGATGCTAGAAGAGCAAGCAATTTTCCACCCAAGTAATTAAATCCAAAGGGTTGAGTGGGGACAATATTAAACCCCATAACAAATCCAGCATTAATATCAGAAAGAGAAGGGATTTCCCCAAAGTAATTATTACGTGGTTTACTATTAATAGTTGGTGAACCAAAACGAACAACACCAACTACCTTATCAGTATTTGTTTCAACAACAATCCATTTATGAGTTCTTCCAGGAATTGCCTCTTCAATGGGATTAGATGCAGTAAGGTTCAGTATCTCAGAATAAAGCCACTGATTATACTTTGAATTTGTTTTTGGATTCGTATCAACAACATGAATTTTAAACTTCATATCATTTGGATGAATATTAAAGTCATCAAACATTTCTGAATCTGCACCAAATCCAGGTAAATATCCAGAACGTTGTTCTCCCCTATCTTCTTTAATATGACGAAGATAGTCATCAATACGATTAAACTGAGTATAATAATCAATAAATTTATTAGCAGCATAAACTGCATCACTCTCAGATAAAATCATAGGTAATTAGGTTCATCCGCACGAAGAAGAACACCATCAACCTGATTCAGTAATTGTTGCAAGTCATTATGCAAAACACGGTATCCAGTGCCGACATACAATTGCCCAAGGACAACTGATACTGTGGCAGTCCCCCAAAAAACGTAATACCATCTAGATTTTACTTGTGCTTTAATTTTGTTTTTCATTTGAATTCACACTCCATTTACTTGAAAGTACATTCCACCATTAATTCAGTCAAACATGCTAACATGTTTATTTCTTGATCCGCCACAAATGCCATTTGATATTGATACTTAGCAAGAGTAAGCACAGCAGCAGGAATACTATTCGGAACCATGGAATCATAACAAGCATCGTAAATACGACGCAGTAGGACAGCAGTATCATTGTCCAGGTTATTGACAACCCATTTACGTACTTCGGGAAAATCTTTTTCCTTAAGTTTCTTAACCAAGTCATTTACTTTTACATCACTAAAGGTTGCAAGAATACCTGGATCAATAGTACCAGAAGAAGAATATCTTTGGCACTCATTAAGAACACGTCTCCAATCTGGAAAATGCTTATTAATAAGTTCTACCAGGACCTTGTTATCATATTTAACACCTTCTGTATCCAAGATTTCTTGGAGACGTTTGAAGAATGAGGCTGCAATGGCAGGTTTGTTTTTACCTCCAATTCCAAATTCGATAACCGTTGTGCGGGAATGAAGTGGTTCGAGAATTTTGTTTTTGAAGTTGCAGGTAAAGATGAATCTGCAGTTGCCACTAAACTCCTCAATAAACGCACGTAAGAGGAGTTGTACGTCGTTCGTTGTGTTATCTGCCTCATCAATGATGATGACTTTGTGTTTTGCAGTTGACGAAAGCGAGACGGTCGAAGCGAAATTCTTCGCAGTATTTCTGACGGTATCAAGGAATCGTCCTTCATCGGATCCATTGATGACATAAAAATCTACTCCCAGTTCGTTACATAGTGCTTTGGCTACCGTAGTCTTTCCACAACCTGCAGGTCCTGCAAGGAGCATATTAGGTATCTCACCTTTATCTAGGAAGTCTTGAAAGGTTTTCTTAGTTGCATCTGGCAAGATGCATTCTTCAATAGTTTTGGGACGGTATTTCTCCACCCAAAGAAATTCATCACGACTCATAATTAAATCCAATCTGGTTTTTTCAATACGGAGGTAGGAACAATTTCCAACCATTCATTCCCATCAAAAATATACAACTTGTGTGTATTCTTGTCAAGGAAAACATCGCCTTTCTGGTAGTTCATACCCAATCAGGTTTACGCTGTGGCATACGAAGATAATTATCGCATACCCATGGTTTAGAAGCAATATACATTTTATAAGCAGTGAATGTATCAATGCTATCATCATATTTGAATTCGTCAGGCATAGCTCTGGCGAATGGTGTTGTCTCTTTTCCACTGCGACCTTGTGGATCTGCAGTAGGAAGTATCTCCTTTGCTGCTAGAAGCGTCTTCTGGCAGGTGTGGACCTTACCATAACGATCAGTATACTCATCGCACATAGCAAGACCATGTGCAAGTAACCACTGCCAGTTAGTTACAAACTCATTCGCCCATTTAGTGCAGGGGTGATTGCGAAAGGCACCCTTCTCAGTAGCATAGGGAGTACCGTCTGCTCTAGGAAGAGTGCCGAAGTTATGTCCCCATTTGTCAGAGCATACAATAGCAAGCATCTGACAGGTCTCTAAGGGCATCTTGACAATGTGCTTGTCAGGAAGAACCACAGCAGACTTGTATGGGCTGGGATCAGTTACAAAGATATTCATAATATTTTTGATAAAGAGATTATCAAAAGGAATGATAACATTATAACCACATCCCACGATTTTGTCCTTATAAAGTAAGGAACTGAAATAGCATCTCCAATAAAGTGGAGAAGTACTCCAAAGGCAACACTAACATGAAGAACCACAAAGTATGCAATGATCGCAAGAGCACTGCCAGTGATTCTCATAGCAACATCAAAGGTCATCAACCAAAAGTAGAATCAGGTTCTAAGGCAATATAATAAGTCAAATCATGATTCTTGGAAGTAAATCGTGACAAAAGTTTTTGTGATACAACGACTTCATAAGTTCCAGGAAGAACTTTGATATTCTCAACTTTAAAGTTGAATGAGAATGTAGAGTCAGTTTCACCAACGACCACAGCATAATCATTGGATGTATCATTCTTCTTGTCACGAACAAGAAGTTTGACAACACCATTTTCACCAACAGCAGAAAGGTCTGGCAATTGATATACAGCAGAAGCTTTAAGCAGTTGTCCCAATTGTTCTGTACTCAGTTCAAAAGATACATCTTCGCTAGGAAGTGTGATCTCTTTTTCAGGAGGAGTTACAATAACATTAGGGTCTGCAAAGAAGTACTTTGAGCGAGACTTTCCTTCACGGATCATCACGTATCCATTATTAGAAAAGTCAAGTTCGGGACTAGAATGAAGTGATAAACCATTAAGAAACTGATTTAGATCATAGATTCCAAAGTCTTTGATCAATTCTTCACTGATAGTTGCTTCGGCAAGAATATTTTTCATCACACTAATAGTGCGAAGTTTGTTTCCCTGCTTGAAAAGAATGGATTGGTTGATTGAAGAAAAGTTTTTAAGTACTGAAAGAGTTTTATCAGAAAGTTTCATAGGTTCCCTTAGTTTCATTGTGTAGTCCAGAGAAGTGATAAAGAAGAATGCAATAGTGAATTGCTTTCAAAATATCACCTTTTGATTTGCCGTTCTTTTTACCAAAACGAGAAAGATACTTGATTGCATTGGAGCGACAAAATGGTTCAGCATCACCAATTGCTTCAACAAGATCTAGAGTTTGTGTCTTAGATTCTTTAGAAACATAATGTGATCTATATGTTTCTGAGAGGTATTCACGAACCTCCTTCATAGTAAGATCTTCTTCATACTTCCAAAAACCATTGTTTGAAAGTTGATCAAGGTTTAGATCTATTCGATCTTCAGGAGTCATAGGGGTAAGAATAATTTTATTTGGGTCATAGTCTGAAAAAGAAATACCGTCAACAGAATATCCATCTGCTTTAGTATGTGATTTATCTGTATTCATAGTAAATATATCAGAAGAAGAGTATTCCATATTCAATTCATCGTATAATAAGGACCAAGAG